GGTGCCGTTGCCTACTGCGCTAGGCATTGGATTGGTCCATTCGCCCTCAATCCCCGCAGCCTTAGCAGCGAACTCCAAAAGCTCTCGGTCGGTCATGCTTCGGCTCCTTTGAGGGCGGCGTCGGCATGTGCCGCGATCCATTCGGGGTTGCAGACGGTTGCTTTGGCGGCGCAACTGATTCGTTCCAACGCCCCCCTCATCGCATCCAGGTCGGCGAGAAGGGCGCGGAGGTCGGCTGACGCAACAGTGAAGCCAACCCCACCAGTTTCAAGGCAGTAGCCCAACGCCTCACGGATAGCCTTGTGGTCAGCGGGCTTCTGCTCTGTCTTCTGGTCGGTCATGTCAACCCCCAGTCACAACGATGACCACAAAAGCCACAATGGACACGACGCACATGGCGGTCCACCAGCCGGTGCTGTAGCCGGTCTCGCGGCGGATGCCGCTGTAGCCGGTGGTGAATTCGCAGTCCGCAAGCGTGCGAGGCGTGTTGATGTTCTTCATCTCGCTCTCCGTTGTTGATGTGTCAATCATAGTTCATTCCTGCCGGGTGTCAGCCAAAGCCCTTACATCGCGCTCGGCTTTTGCGCCCACCGCACGCGCCCATGCGCACGCCCGGGCGATCTCCACCACGGGCATGCCGTTGGTCACTTGCAGGGCAATGGCGGTCGCTTCTTTCAGCAACGGCACGGCGCAGGCGTGCCACTGGAATCCATCCTGCGCCATGGCCTGAAGCGTCTGCATGGCCTCTTCCATCACGTCGCCGATGCTGTCCGGGTCGGCCCATCCTTCCATTGATTTCATGGCCGGCACGATGATGTCAGACAACGTCACGATCATGGCGTCTTGCCGCGTGCCGTTTTCGTAGGCGTCCATCATGGCAAAGTGCTTGTCCTGCCAGCGGCGCATCCCGGCCGCCTCAGCTTGGCGGAGAATCGGGTTCTCCCATTTCTTGCCGGGGTCGTGTCGGTACTTTTTGCGGCGTTTCATTCTTTCCCCCACTTCACAGCCAACACACCATGCCCCCGGCACTTCAGGCACCGAGACCCATCCGTCATGCCATCGCCACTGCCTGAGCACTGGTCGCAAACGGTCTCGCCTTCGGGCCAGCTTGATGCGTCGATGTGGTCGTGCGCTTCGTCCAGCGCATCGACAAGATGCGAATGACCGAGCACGTCCTTTGCCAAGCTGGCAAGCTGGGTCAAAATGGCTTTGAAGTCGTCGGGGCCGAATTCGCCGCGCTCTACGGTCATGCGTGTGATTCGGCCGAGTTGGTGGGCGATGGGGTGCATGGTCAACCTTTCAGGGCTTCAATGTTGATCGAGTCGCCGCAGAAAACGGCGCGGAACATTTTGGGTTGAGCGTCCCATGCGGCGGCCCTTGCGGCGGCCCCTGCGGCGGCCATTGCGGCGGCCATTGCGGCGGCCATTGAGGCAGTCCATGCGGCAGTTCCTGCGACTGCCATTGCGGCGGCCCATGCGGCGGTCCTTACGGCGGCCCTTGCGGAGGCACATGCGGAGGCCAACTCATCATCAGTCGCATTGCCGTGTGCATGTCGCTCCGCAACATCCAAGGCGTCAATGCTTCGCACGTCGGTCATCAAGTGCTGCACTTGTCGGGCGCACCAAACCGCGAACAAGCGCTCGGCCCGCACCATTTCCGGCGTTTGCTCGCACGCACGCAGCGCCCACAACGCATCATCCAGGCCGTTGTTATCAAGGATGACAGCAAGCGGAATTGGATCGTTATGGCGATGGCGCACATACGTCTCGCGCTCGCTGTTGTATTCCTTGCCCGCGACGTGACAAGCGATGTTGTTGTAGCCGTCGATGCAAGCGTCATGCTTGCGCAGTGCCTTGAGTGTCGTTGTGATCATCTCGCTCTCCGTTGTTGATTGATCCATCCTAATAGTCCCCGTTGTAGTCAGCAACAAAAGCCCGAGTCATCTGCTGGGCTATTTCGTTGCCAGCGCACACTAGGCAGGTGTGGCCGATGGATTGAAGATAGGCCATCTGCTCTTTCTGCTCATCGCTGACGCGCCCGCCCTTCTGGCGCTTCATCTCGATCCACAAAGACCACGCCGGGACGTGCAGATCGGGGACGCCCTTCGTGACCCCGGTGGCCTTGAGCTTCGCCGCCACGGCGGGATGCCTTGCGCCCCCGTTTGGTATGGCGTAGATCAGCACGCCGGGGTAGGTGCGGCGGAACCATTGCACGAAGTGCATTTGCTCCGAGTCTTCGCTGGGCAGCTCAGAACGGGATTTCGTAGATCCAGTCATTGCACGCCCCCTCTGTTTGTGTGAACTCATCAGGCGGCCTCATTCCGTGCCGCTCGCATGTTCCATCACCACGATAGTTGTCACAGGTGTGGCAGAACTTTGGCGGCCCGTTCTTCTGCATCTCCCAGTAGATCAGCACCTTCTCAGGCGTCGGCGTTCGTTGGTTGCTCATTCCAGTCCCTTCGGATGATGCGATGGTATTTGCCATCGCGTTTGTACTCGATCAGCTTCGGGGGCTTGCCCGTCTGCATGACCCCTGCGATGGCGGCACAGGTTCCCAGCGCCTCCAGCCAATCCACCCCTGCGCTGCGCGCAATCTCGGCCAGCGTCTTTGCCGCTTTGTGCCCCGCGTAACCTTCGTGATTGATCAGGATGTACTCGCTGATCGGCGGATCGCTCAGACCGCCATAGTAAGACACCATCAGCATCTCATTGCCAGACTTGCGCGAGACCTGAGCCCGCCACGTCCAGGCCGACACTTCCATGTCAGTGCCCGAGATGCCCATGATGTCGTCTGTGTGGAGGCGGAACTCCTTCTCTTTTGGCGGCGGGAACTCATGGCCGCACGCAGGGCACACCCGCACCGACGGGTGCACAAGCTCGCCGCAATCGTCGCACAGCTTCACGGGGGCTTCGCCGTTGCCGCTCCCGGCCTTCTTGGGTGGCTTGACCGCCGTGATGGGTCCGTGCTGCGACACCGCCCCTGCGAAGTCCAGCACCAGGCAGTGATCGGTGTGGTCCTTCAGCCGCAGCCCACGGCCGACCATCTGCACGTACAGCCCCGCGCTCATGGTGGGGCGCAGCAGCACGATCAAATCGACGTTTGGCGCGTCGAATCCAGTCGTCAACACGTTGGCGTTGGTGAGCGCCTGAATCCGCCCGGCCTTGAAGTCGGCGATGATGCGCTCGCGCTCTGATTTTGACGTGGCGCCCGTCACCGTCTCCGCCGTCACGCCCCGCGCGCGCAGCACGTCGCGGATGTGCTCGCTGTGCTCCACGCCCGTGCAGAAGAACAGCCACGAGCGGCGCCCATCTGCCCGGGCGCAGACCTCATCTACAACGGCGATGTTATTGGCGCTGGTGTCTACGGCTTTTTGAAGCTCGCTTTCAATGTAGTCACCGCCGCGCTTGTGCACACCCGTGGTGTCCAGCATCGTGCGCGTTACCTTGCTTCGCAGCACGGACAGAAAGCCCTTGTAGATCAGCTCCTCAATCGTCACGGGCTCAATCAGCGCATCAAACAGCGCTGGCTTGTCGGTGATGAGGCCGTGCCCCAGACGATAGGGAGTCGCAGTCAAGCCGATGACGCGAAGCGCAGGATTGATGGTCATCAACTCAGCAATGAGCTTGCGGTAGCCGCCCTCCTCGCGGTGCGCGATCATGTGGCACTCGTCCACGATCAGCAGATCGATGTGGCCCAGCAGGTGCGCTTTCTTTGCCACGGACTGGATGCCAGCAAACGTGATGGGCTGGCCTAACTGGCGCTTTCCGATGGCGGCGCTGTAGATGCCCAGCGGGGCGCCTGGCCAGTGCTGGCGCATCTTTTCCGCGTTCTGTTCGATCAGCTCTTTTTGAGCCGTCAGCATCAGGATGCGCGTGGCGGGCCACGACTGCACGGCGTTTTTGCACAGCGCAGCCACAATGTGAGACTTGCCCGCCCCGGTGGGCAGCACCAGGCAGGGGTGCCCCGTGGTGTTTTCGCCGAACCATGCGTAGAGCTGGTCGATGCTCCGTTGTTGATAGTCGCGCAGCATGCATCACCCCACAATTTTGGAGCCCGGGAACTCCCGCACCCACTCATCCTTGATTCCCGCCGCGCACGCCTCCGCGTTGGCGATCAACTCCGATGACGCGTAGCCGTCCTCGCCGTTGATAACCTCGCGGCCCTTGACCACGTAGACTGCGCTCCACTCACCATGACCACCATGCATGGGCCAGGGTGCCAAGTCTGGGTGGATGACGTGCGAATCGCAGCCGGTGCGCTGGGCATCGGTGGGAATGTCGGATTGCCACCTGGCGCACTGCCACCCGCCGGACGCCACGGGCGTGCTGTGGCAGCAGGTGCGGCAGTTCACTTCTCGCGTCATCTTTGACACATGGCAAATGTCGTGGTAGTCGCAGAACCGGCACTCAAACCACGTTGGGTCAGCACTGATCGGCTCGGGCATGCGGTCCGCGTACACGATCCGTTCGGCCTTGGCGACAAGACGCGCGGCGTGCGCTTCGTCGTAGTCGATGCGCTCGATGTGTAGTTGGTCATCGTCCTTGCAGACCGACACGTACAGCGCCCGCTCAAGGCCCGCCCATCGCATGTAAACCTGCATCTGGTCAAAGTGCACGGGCTGCGCTTTGCGCACACCATCGGCTTGCAGCTTGGCGAAGCCCTTCGCGTTGGTGGTCTTGTACTCCACGATGTGGCGCACCCGTGGTGACTCCGGCACACCATCGGCCATGCCGTCGCACGATCCGCTGAAATGCGCCCCGCCAAGCCGGTATTGCTTGCCAGTGGCCGGGTCGAACGTGCTCACCTTGATGCCCGCGCCCTCAATCAGCGCGGTCAGGTTCGCTTCTTCACGGTGCCCACGGGCGAACACCCGCAGGATGCGCGCCTGGAAGGTCGCCCGCTTGGCCCAGCGGAAGGACAGCCACAGCGCACGCTCGCATGGCTTGCCGATCTGGCTTGCGCCCAAGTGCGGGCGAAAACCGTTCTCGGCTTTGGCCAGGATGGCGGCGTCGATGGCCTCAAGCGTGCGCGTGGCGGCCTTGTAGGCGACTAGGGGGGTGGGGAGGGTGGTCATGTTGATGCGGGGCCGTGGCCCCGGTGGGTTAGACAGCGAAAAGACCCTTCTGCTCTTGCGTCGCATCCTCAATGTTCTGGCAAGCCAGATCAAAGTATTGCGGCTTGAGTTCCGTCCCCACAAAGCGCCGCCCCATCTTGACGGCGGTGTACCCTTCCGATCCGATGCCGGTGAAAGGCGACAGCACCAGATCGCCCGGATTGGTCCACAGATGGATGCACCGCTCGATCACGTCCAGCTGCAGCGGGCACATATGCTTCTCGTCGTTCTCGTCTCGGGCTGGCAGCTTGTTTAGCGTGCGGCCTTGGTCGATGTCATCCCAGATCGGACTGGCGTACTTCTGCCACATCATCACCGGCAGGTCATCGCCATGGGTGACGCGGTTCTCGCAATCGCCAGGCTTGCGCATCGTCACCACGTAGTCGGGCAGGCCCATGCGAGACATGGCGGCGTTCTCGCGGATGGTCTTGTGCAGCAGCCCCAGCGCTTTTGTGCGCTGCATGGCCACGACCGGATCCTTCCAGACGCACACCTCAGAGTGGTAGATGAATCCAGCGTCCTGGAAAGCGCGGATCAGGTCGCCTCGGAAGTCGCGCAGACCAATGAACCCTTGGCGCATCTTGGTGGTCGGCAGGTTCATGCAATGGAATGAGACATTGCGGCCCGGTTTGATGACTCGAAACAGCTCGGCGATCAGGTATCGCAGCTGCGCGACAAACTCGGCATCATCCTTGCAGTTGCCCATGTCATGGTCCGAGTTGGAATACACGAACAGGTCAGCGAAAGGCGGGCTGAACACCGAGTAGTCGATGCTGTTGTCTTCCATGCGGCGGGTCCACTTCACACAGTCACCCAGGTGGACGGTGTAGCCCTCGCCCTCGTGAGTCGCTTCGCGGTACTCGTCGACTACGTTCTGTTGTCCTTGCAGTTCGTTGTTCATGATGTCTTTCATGTGCTCGATCATGTTCTCGCTCATCTCGTGGTGTTGAATCTCTTTGCGTTTGAGGTTCGCCAGAATCTGGCCCTCGTTCTCGGCAGTGAACAGATGCACATGCACCTGGCGCTTTTGGCCGAATCGGTGGCATCGGCGCACGGCCTGATAGAACTTCTCGAAGCTGTCATCAAGGCCGACAAATGCCATGCGGGCGCAGTGCTGCCAGTTCATGCCAAAGCCGCAGATCTTGGGCTTTGAGATCAGAACACGCAGCGTCCCGGCGCTGAACTCCATCATGCGCGCCGCCTTGACTTCGGCTTTGTCCGATCCCTGCACGTTGACCGATCCGGGAATCAGTGACGCCAACAACTCGGCCTCATCGTTGAGATGGCACCAGATCAGCCACGGCTCGGATGTGTCGGCATTGACGACTTCGGCCAATGCGCGGCATCGTTGCTCGATGCTGTTTCGCTGGGCCTGGCGGCGCTCCATGAGCGTCTGCGCTGGCTTTGCGAATAGGTCGCCGGTCACATCGGTCTCCACCACATGCTCAATGTAGTGAGGTGACGGCAGGTTGTAGCGCGATCCGTCAAAGCCAATGTCTGATGGGTTGCGCAGCACTACAGACCATGAACCCATCCACTCCCAAAAGCGAGACTGCCCCCACCCTTTGAGTCGCCATGTTCCGGTGTCTCCGGTGTCGTTGACGAAGTACGTAGCCAGCATCTCGGTGCGCGTCATGACGCCCAAGAACTCGCACTGGTTGCCCAGCTCTTCAAAGTCGTTAGGGCTCGGCGTTGCAGTGCAGCTCAGTCGATACGGGATGCCCTGGGCCGATGTGATGATTCGCGCGCGGGTCTTGCCATCGTGCGCCTTGAGGATTGACGACTCATCAAGCACCAACCCGTGCAGCGATGCAAAGTCAATGGATTCCATGCGCTCGTAGTTGGTGATCCACACGCCGGGCTCATCGGGGGTGCCGCCATGGGGCACGCGGCGCACGTCAATGCCGAATGTCGCGCCCTGCTCGATGGTTTGCTCAGACACGGCAAGCGGTGCCAGCAACAACACCATGCCGCCGGTGTGCGATGCGACCTCATCAGCCCATGAAAGCTGCATCAAGGTTTTGCCGAGGCCGGTGTCGGCAAAGATGGCCGCGCGCCCACGACGAACCGCCCACGACACAATAGCGTGCTGAAAGTCGAACAAGTGCTCGTTCAATGGGCCCGGTGCGTGCCCGGTTGCAACTTCTGATCGGCGCTTGGCCGACACGAATGACTCGTAATCCATTCAATCCTCCATGTTGAAAAAACCCACCCGCTAAATGCTGAGTCGCCCTCTACGATGACGCAGTTTTTGAAGATGCGGATGGGTTAGAAAATCACTTCCGCGCCCAAGGCGGCGCAGCAGATGCGGTGGCCTGCGCAGCCGGTGCGGGCGTGAAGGCGGGGGCGGTGGAGCCGGTGATGGCTTTGAAGTTGTACACGGCGTTCTTGGGCTCGTAGTTCTTGCCTTGGTACTCGCCGCCCTTGGTCACAGTGACCTTGATCATGCATCGCTGGCCGGTGAACTGATCGGAGTCAACCACCCGGGCGATGTTCGTCGCACGCATCAACTCACCCAGCGCCGCGCGTCCCTTGCCTTCTTTTTCAGGGTCTGGATTGCGCAACGTCACCTTGCCGAAAACGATGCGGCCTTGGTGGCTGGGGCCAGTGATCGCGAATTGGAAGTTGATGTCCTTCTCGGTCTCAGACCATTCCTTGAGTTCCGATTTCTTGATCGTTGCGTCATACCAGCCTGCCGGGACGAGTGGGAAATCGCCGCTCTCAGATTGGGGCAGCGAGTTCACGTCAAATTCTTGGCCGAGGTTTGCCATGGCGGTTCAGTCCTTCTTGGGTTCGATAGTGATGGAAAACGACGGCCGTCCGGGCGTCGTGGTGATGGCGGGCAGCAGCGGCCCGGTGATGTCTGCCGAAGCGTCCTTCCAAGCCTTCATGGCCAGTTCTGGCTTCCAGCGGAACAGGGTGGACAGGTGCGCGTCCAGGCCGTGAGTCTGCGCGAGTTCCAGCAGCAACTCATCGTCCACCTTGCGCGACAGCCGCGACGTGGCCTTGATGACGTAGCCGTCCACATTGATCGTAGCGATGCCCTCGGCATCGGGCTTGATGCCCATTTGCGCGATGAGCTTGTCTTCGATCTCGCGGCGCTTGAGCACGGCTTCGGATTCGGCCTGTTTGGCGGCTAGCCATTGGAGGTGGAGGGTCACAACTCACCACCGATCTTGCGGATGATGGCGCCCATGTCTGGGGCCTCCCACAAATCCAGCCGCCCGGCGGCGCGGTTCTTGGCTTGCCACAGTCCATCGCTGTCGGTCATCAGAGCGCGCACGGTGCGGCCCTCGGCGTCCTTGTCCACGCGCAGCGGCATCACCAGATCGAAGAAGTACCCGAGGTTTTGGGACAGCGACTTGCCAGGCATCATAGGCCCGTACAGGATGCGCCCGGTTTCGTCCTGAACCTTCTCGCACTTGGCGGTGAAATAGACGTGCCTACCAGGCAGATCGCGGAAAGCGCGGATCATCTCGGCCATCTTGGTGTTGAGTTCACCGTAGGCGGCGCGCCCGTCCTTGTTGCGCTTGAGTTCTTCGGCCAGCACCACCTCGGCAATCTCGCTGATTGAGTCCAGCGCGACGGACTGGAACGCGTGCGCCTCGGTGGACTGAGTGAGCCAGGTGTATGCCTCCATGAGATCAGCCATGCTGCCGATTTCGATGTAGGGAACATCGGCGCCGGAGATGGACAGCAGGCCGCCCTCGGCGCTCAGGGCGATGGGCGATGGCAGGGTGGGGATCAGGGACGTTTTGCCCGCCCCGGCGTGGGAGTAGACGAGAGACTTGACTCCATTGGCGTGCAAGCCCTTGGTGGACTTCAGGTTGATAGCCATTGCGGCTCCTTTTCAAATGCCCCGCCGGTCGGGTTGTCCGGGTGGCGGGTGGGTTTCCGGTGTTGACGCTTCGCATCATGCCAGCGTTTTGGATCCGGGCAAGCCATACCCGAGCGCCCCATAGGGGCTTTGTGGTGTGGGGATTGGTCAGCGGGTAGGATGGGGGCTAGATCAACTTGGAGCGCCACCAAATGACCCCCCTCCTAATCCTAGAAGCCCAAGCCGCCACCCTGCACGCTTGCTGGGAGGCTTTCCTGGCGGATGTGCCGATGACGTGGTTGCGTGCATGACCCTCCCCACCCTACCCGAGCGCATCGCCCGACTTGTGGCCGACCTCCGCGCCGCCGCCGTGGACATTGAATTCAGCTCCCCGCAATGCCCCGTGCGCCGATCCGTTGCGGCAGAATTGCAGGCCCTGGCCGAGGACATGGAAGACTTTGCCCTTGCCATCGACATCGAAGACCAAGAATCCCCCCGGCACTGACGCCTCAACACCCAACGCCCCCCCCCAACAATGGCAGACCTCACAAACGTGCTCGGGGGGCCATGGTCGCCGCCTGCGCCCACGCCCGCCCGACAGAAGACACCAGACGAACAAATCCGTGACGCCATGCTGTCAGTGGGCATTGAGCCGCCCGACGACATTCACTTCGATGGAAAGGTGCACCGCTTCAACCATGGCAAGAAGCGCGACAAGTCGGCGTGGTATTGCCTGTTCGGCGATGGTGTCCCCGCTGGCCGCTTCGGCGACTGGCGCGAGGGAATCGAGCAGCCCTTCAAAGCCGACATCGGACGCACGCTCACCCCTGCCGAGGAAATGGCCCACGCTCGCCGCATGGCAGAGGCCCGGGCGCAGCGCGATGCGGAGATGGCCAAGACACGCGCCATCGCAGCGGATACTTGCACCATCATCTGGGATGGATGCAGCGAGTGCCCCGCCGATCACCCATACCTGACCCGCAAGGGCGTGAAGCCTCACGGCGCGCGCATCACGGGCGATGGCCGCTTGGTGCTGCCGGCCTATGACGAGCACGGCGAGCTGGCCACCCTGCAATACATCGACCAGGCCGGCGAGAAACAATACCACGGCGGTGGTGCCAGAAAGGGGACGTTCTGGTGGGTGGGTGATCTGAACAGCCCGGGCACCATCTACATCGGGGAGGGATTCGCAACATCCGCCAGCATCCACGACGCCACCGCCCGGCCCTGTGTCATCACCTACAGCTCGGGCAATCTGCCAGCCGTGGCGCAGTTCATCCGGGAGCAGTACCCCGCAGCCGATCTGGTCATCGTGGCCGATCACGACACCTACACCGCAGAAGAGCGCGAGCGCAAGGCCAAGAAGGGGCCTGAATACGCCGCAGAGGCCGCCGCCATGACCAGCGCACGGGTCATCATCCCTCCCATCGAGGGCATGGACGCCAACGACTACTCGCAGGCCGGGCACGACCTCGCCGCGCTGCTTTCCCCCGCCGTGGCCGATCAGTGGCTGATCCACGCAGATGAATTCTGCGCCCAGCCTGCGCCCATCGCGTGGCTCATCAAGCACTGGCTCCAAGACCAAGCCCTCATCATGGTGCACGGCCCCTCGGGCGGGGGCAAGACTTTCGCCGTGCTGGACTGGTGCCTGCGCATCGCATCCAGCACGCCCGAGTGGATGGCCTGCCGTGTCAAGCCCGGCAACGTGGTCTACCTGGCCGGAGAGGGTCACCACGGCCTTCGGGGCCGGGTTGCCGCATGGAAGCACCACCACGCGTGCGGTCCGCTGTCCATGTGGCTGTCCCGCGATGGCTGCGACCTCAACACCGCAGAGGGTTACACCCGAGTCGCCAACAACCTCAAAGCCCTGCCCGAGCGCCCTTGCCTGATCGTGGTGGACACGCTGCACCGCTTCCTGCTCGGTGACGAAAACAGCGCGCAGGACGCCAAGACGATGCTGGACGCATGTAACTCACTCATGCGCGAATTCTCGTGCTCCGTTCTGCTAGTGCACCACACGGGCGTGAGCGACGAGGCCCAGCACCGCGCGCGTGGATCATCGGCCTGGCGCGGCGCACTGGACATCGAAATCAGCATCGTGCCCGCCTCCGATGGGCGCCCCATGGAGATCATCCAGCGCAAGAGCAAGGACGCCGAAATGGCGCTTCCAAAATATGCCAGGCTTGAATCTGTGCAGATTCCGGGCTGGTTTGACGAGGACGGCGAACCAGTTACTTCCGCCGTGCTGGTGGAATCCGATCCGCCCATTTCCACCGCCCAAAATGGCAAGCTCGGCGAGTATCTCGGGTATTTCAAGCGCGCATGGTTTGCCACCGGCGCCGAGCACGTCGATGGGTTGCCATTCATTCGCCGCCAGCCGCTCATCAATATCATGCCGGACATCAATTCGGATTGGAAAACAGAGAAAACCATCAAGAACAACCTCGCCCCCTCGGGCGAGTTCATCGGCTCGCTGACCAAGGCAAAGCTGATCGAAGAGCACCACTACATCGGCGAGGGCTGGCGCGTCTGTGACCCCATCCTGGCCTCTCAGATGATGCTGTCACGATGACTTGCGGGAAACCCTTGCCTGTGGATAACTCTGTGGATAACCTGTGGATAACTTCATCCCGCATCATCCCGCAGGGATCCCGGGGACTGTCGGCAAATGGCTTGGTTGTCCCGCAAAATCCCCCTATATCCCTTAAGGGATAGGGGATTGCGGGACGGCCATGCTGCGCCAAGTGTGCTTTCGATCTTCGTGTCTGCGCTTTTTTTAAGCAGCAGCAATTTTTTAGGCCCCAACACCCATGATCTGCCGCCGCTGCCATCGCACCATCACCTCCCCCACATGGATCGCCGGGAACCCCTACGGCTCCGACTGCGCCCGACACCTCACCGGCCACCACACAAAACCATCAACACGGAAACACACCCATGCCCACACCGAACAAAACCCAGACCAGCCAGACCTTTTCTCAGACCGAGAAACGCCCATGGATTCGGTGGACCAAACAAGAGGATGATCTAATCCGCCAGCATTACCCCAATATCGACCTGCCAGGCAGATCATGGGGCGATATTCAACGCCGCGCATCACGCATAAAAGCCAGTACCCCGCCAGATGATCCAGGCGCCGCACCATTCGTTCACCGCTGGGTCAATACCTGGCGCACCGAAACGCCCAAAGCCCCCCGATCAGTCTTTGACCTTGCAATCTAGTCGGGTATTGTGTGATTCCCTAAAAGCCTGCTACAGTACACACATCGACAACGCAACGGAGAACACGACATGGCTACTTTCCAAACGGGCAAGACTTACACCACCCGCAGCGTCTGCAACCACGATTGCATCGTGTCCGTTGTGGTCGCCTCCCGCACCGCCAAGACGATCAAGACCGACAAAGGCCAAACCCTGCGCGTCGGCCTGCACGACGGCGTCGAGTTCGTCAAGCCCTGGGGTAGCTACAGCATGGCGCCCATCGTGCGCGCGGCCTAACCCCTCAACCCCGGCCGCCGAGCGCGGCGCCTTTTTGATTCAACCACCGGAGTCCCCCCCACATCATGCAAATCACCTACACCGCTCACGCTTGGGCCGACACCAGCTACGGGCGCACCGTTGACCAAACGCTCAGCGGCAACGCACAGCCGATGCTCTCAAACCAAGGCCCCGGCGAAGGCTGTTACTTTGAGCGCGAAGGCTACGCCCACATCGGAATCGCTCAAGTCACCGTTGAGGTCAGCAGCCCCGACCAGATCGTCATGGATCAGATCAAGGGCCTCAACGCACAACTCGCATCCGTCCGCGCCGAATCGCAGCAAAAGGAAAACGCCATACTGCTTCAGATCAGCAAGCTGCAAGCGCTCACCATGTACTAAGGAGATCCCGCCATGACCACCAAACCCACCATCCAAGGCCCCGAACGCATCACCGAGGCCTACAACGAAGCCAAACGCTTCTGCGACTCGCAGCCCTGGCACATGGGCACCAACTGGCACGCGCTCGCCCTGGTGGGCGTCCTGCTCGGCTTCTGGGGGGCACTCGTGTGGTTCCTGATCTGAAGCGACCGACACCAGACGCTTACTTGGTGTCGCTGCCGTCAAATACTGTACCGAACAGTACAGTTTTCCTTGACCTTTCTCGTGCAATCGACTACGCCGCGCGGCATCACGGCACCGTCAAAGCCCTGTACACCGCCGAAAATCACCCACGAAAGGATGAGCAATGACCCCCATCGAATACATCATCTTTGTCGTAATCATGTGGTGGCTGGATAAGCGCGGGGTGTTCAAGTGACCAAACACCCCATCACCCACTACCCCGCGCCAATTCTCAACGAGCACCAGCCGAGCAAGCCCCGGCGCTACATGAACCACACCGACCGCCTGCCCACGCCTCACCGGCCCGACTCGGACTACATCAACGAGCTGCCCCGCGTATTCATGGGCTGGCGCATCTGGCCAGACGGCCGCCGCGAACCCTCTCACAATCAACACAAGGACCAAGAATGACCGCCCCATCCGTTTTCCAACTGGCCAAGCCGCCCAAGAAGAAGATCTCTCGCGCAATGGAGATCGACCCCGACCTGCTCAAGATCGAACACAACACGCCCATCCCCAAGGGCCGCCCGGCCCCAGGCAAGTACGATGAGCTGTTCGCCTCCCTCAAGGCCGGCTCATGCGTTGCTTGCGAGCCGGCAGAGCGCGGCAACGTGGAGTCGGCAATCATGCGATGGATGCGCCGCAACAAGATCACCGGAATGAAGACCGTCAAGCGCCTGCACTGCGACGACGGCAAAGCCCGCATCTGGATCGTGAAGGTTGACCATGTTGCTGACTGAGCGACAAATCCGCGTGCTCCAGCTCATGTCCGAAGGCTTCACCCAGGAAGAAATTGGCGGGATCATCCAGCGATCCACCAAGACCGTGGAGCTGGAAGTGCTGCACATCCGGCAAGACCTCAAGGCGCGAAACACCATGCACGCCGTGAGCCTGGCGATGGTTGCGAAAATCATCGACGGGCCGAAGATAGGTTAAGATCAGGACAACCCAAACCCTAGCAGCGGTGCCTCCGGCCCACTGTCGCGACGACAGGCTAGAGTTGAGCGCAGCCCCCGCCTGCGTCCGGTTTGGGAGCGGGGACCAATTCAACAGCGAGACCACCATGCAAGCCCCGCAAATCCTCACCGAAGCCGCAGCCATCATGGCCGAGCGCGGCAAGCAGTACGACAAGCCGGACGGTGAGCGATCCATGGCGCAAACCGTGGCGGCATTTAACGCCATCACTGGCGGAACACTGCGCGAATCTGATGGGTGGCTTTTGCTGGCCCTGCTCAAAATTGTGCGAGACAACCAGCGCGAAACGCCTCACCTTGATTCGTGCCTTGATCTGGTGGCCTACGCTGGCCTGTACGCCGAATCGCGCATCTCTCGCATCCCAGGACGCGACGGGGCATAATTGGCGTAACAGGAGCGCGCCATGCCTGAACTCATTCTTCTCATTGCACCATTCTGGCCGCTGCCTGTCGCATTGATTGCTGTCGTGCTTTATGCAATCATCCGTGCGATATGGCCACACCCGATGAGTCGGGGGAGAAAGTAACACCATGTCCGACGAACCCCGCAAGAAAGACCCCCGAGGCCGCAAGACCCTATACAAACCCGAGTATGACGATCTCGTCATCGAATGGGGCGCAGATGGCAAGTCCATGGCGTGGATGTGTGCCGAGCTGAGCATCAGCAAGCAAACCATCTTCGACTGGCGCAAGGCGAATCCCTCCTTTGATGAGGCCATGCACATCGCCCGCCTGAAATCTCAGCAGTGGTGGGAAGACATCGGCCAAGCGAACATGAACACGATGGGATTTCAGTGCTCGGTCTGGGGCAAGTCCATGTCTTCGCGCTTCCCCGATGACTGGCGCGAGAACAAGGGGGTGGAGTTGACGGGCGCAAATGGTGGCCCGGTCGAAGTCGCCGCCATCGACGCTACGAAGCTGTCCACCGAAGCCCTGGCCGAGATCATGGCCGCCAAGGATGCAGCTAACCCCAAGTGACCTGCTCAACGTAGAGCGCGAGCTGTGCCGGCGTTCGCTGGCGCACTTCGCCCGCAGGGCTTGGCACGTCCTAGAGCCAGCCGCAGAACTGCGCTGGGGCTGGGCACTTGACGCCATATGCCTGCACCTTGAGGCCGTGACCGATGGCCGCATCAAGCGGCTGCTGATGAACGTGCCGCCAGGCTCCATGAAGTCTCTGCTGACCGGCGTTATCTGGCCAGCATGGGAGTGGGGTCCGCGCGGCCTTCCTGAGATGCGCTACGTCGGCACGGCGCACGAAGAGGGCCTGGCCATTCGGGACAGCCGTCGATGCCGCGATCTCATCAAGTCCGAATGGTTCCAGGAGCTTTGGCCACTGCCACTGGCCACGGACCTTGACGGAAAGCGCGAGTTCGGCAACATCAAAAAGGGCGTGCGTCAGGCCCGGTCCTTCACATCCATGACCGGCGTGCGCGGGGATCGGGTGATCCTTGACGACCCCATCAGCGCAGACAACGCCAACAGCGCCGCAAAGCTGGAAGCTGCCCGGATCGCATTCACCGAGACGCTGCCGACCCGGGTGAACTCCGACCAATCGGCCATCGTGGTCATCATGCAGCGCCTGTCCGAGAAGGATGTCTCGGGCGTGATCCTTGAAATGGGCCTGCCGTATGTGCACCTGTGCATCCCCATGCGGTTTGAGCCTGAGCGCAGGTGTGTGACCGATATCGGGTGGAGCGATCCGCGAACGATGCCCGGCGAGTTGATGTTTCCCGAGCGATTCGGGGAGGCTCAGGTCAAGGAGCTGGAAGCAACTCTCGGCCCATACGGCACCGCAGGCCAGCTTCAGCAGCGACCAGCACCGCGTGGCGGGGGCATCATCAATACTGAATGGTTCCGCTATTGGTCTGGCGCCCCGTCGCTAGAGTTCAGGTTCATTACCGTGGACACGGCGCAAAAGACCGGCACCATGAACGATTACAGCGTCATGCAGTGCTGGGCTCGCTCACGATCTGGCACAGCCATCCTGCAAGACCAAGTGCGCGGCAAGTGGGAGGCGCCCGAGCTGATCATTCAGGCCCGGGCATTCTGGCTCAAGCACCTGACCAAACACCCGACGGCACTGCGCGGAATGTTCGTAGAGGACAAGGTGAGCGGCACGGGCTTGATTCAGACCCTGCGCCGCGAGGGTATCCCGGTTGCCCCCATCCAGCGCAACAACGACAAGATCAGCCGCGCTTATGACGCTGCGCCGTTCATCGCATCCGGGAACGTGGAGCTTCCACAGGATGCCGAATGGCTGTCAGACTTCCTTGGTGAGTGCGCCGTGTTCCCTGCCGGCGCCCATGACGACCAGCTAGACCCCATGTTTGACGCCATCAAGCTGGTGCAGAACTTCCCCGCCATGGTGCAGAGCACGGCCGCAGCCATACCACAAATCCACAGACCTATTGCTAGAAGGTGACTGGAATGGTAGGATATTGGTAGATTCCACTGTGAGGCTATGCTATGCCCAAGATCTCCACCTCCACATCCATCGTCGTGCCTGCTGGTAAACGGTTGATAATCCAGGGCATCGGCGCCCAAGCGACTGCCACGGTTAATCCCGGCTCGCTCGGTCAGATCTACGACGTGAGCGCCAACGGCCAGGACTTTTTCGGGCCGTTTGATCGGGCCACCACGGTTTTCATCCAAATCAATGGCGGGTCTGTGCAGTACACCGCGCCCCCAGATCCCAAGGGGTTTAAGGATGTGGTGGTTGACACATCCGAGGGGTTTACGTCAATCATGGATGCGGCCGGATCTGTGCTGAGTCGCAAATACGCCGCACCCAAATTCATCGCTGACCTTGAGGCCGCTCGCGCCGGGGTGGCCCCACTGCTGATCGCCGTGGACGGTGACAGCAACACGATGGGCGCGGGGGCAGGCACAGGAGCAGGCGGCATTGTCGGTGCGCGTCGTTGGTCTGTTGGGGCTCAACTGGCCGGCATCCTCGATCGCACGTTCATGTACACCACGAACGATGCATTTTTTGGTGACCAGAACTGCAACGGCGGTGGCGTCACGGTCCAACAGTATGACCCCCGATTTTCGGCGTTCGGTGCCGGCTGGTCGCAGGATGCTACCGCGTCGTCGTATGGGGGGCGGATGTTCGTGGGTGCATCGGGCGGCGCCGGTGCGCTGACATTCCGCCCTGATAAGCCATGGAACCGTGTCCGTATCTTCGCGGGGATGAACGCTGGCACGGCCACATCGGTGACGGTCAAGGCGGCTGGCTCCAGCATCGGCACGATCAACACGCGCAACGCAGGCGGGAACCTGCTGTTCGATCAGACCGTTTCGACAGGTGCGGCGGCAGCTATTCAGGATTTCAGCCTCGACACGGCGACGGGCGGGACGTGCTTTATCAGCGGGGCTATTTTTTGGGACTCGGACAACCCCGGCTGCGTGGTGGTGCCTGGCGGCTGGTACGGGGGGTTTGTTGCCCAATTCAATGACGCACAGTTCCCGTGGAGTTACCAGCCAGTTGCTGCGGATCTGTCGGCCGGCATGCACATCACAAACATGACCATCAACAATGCCAACGCCAGCACGCCGGTGGAAACGTTCAAGGCGAATTCGCTGGGCTTCCATCAAGCGGTTGCCGCGACGTCTGATGTGCTTATTACAGGTATGACGCCAAGCGGTTCGCCTACAACTGCGCTCCTGGATTCGTATGAAGCGGCGCTGCAAGGGATTGCATCGACCATCGGATCACCGTTCCCGCTGATCGACTGGCGGGATCAAATCGGCGAGACATACGCCGCCGCCAACGCCGCCGGCTGGATGTACGACGGCAACCACCTCAAGGGGATCGGCTACGCACGTCAGGCCAATGTCTATGCTGAAATCATCCGATCCATTGCCCTGGCTGTCTAAAACACACCATGCGCCAAACCGCTGAACTCCGAGACATCCTGGCCGAATCGCTCGCCGAGTTCGGCGACATTTGGGGCGTAGTTGAGCCCGAGCGCAAGCAGTGCCTGGAGGATCGGCAGTTCTACAGCCTGTCCGGCGCGCAGTGGAATGGCGCATTGGGTGAGCAGTTCGAGAACAAGCCCCGGTTCGAGGTCAACAAGACGCACCTGGCCGTGCTGCGTGTCATCAACGAGGCGCGCAACAACCCCATCCGCGCCGATTTCGTGTCCCGTGACGGCAAGGAAGCCGGCAAGCTGGCCGATACCTGCGACATGCTGCTTCGCGCTGATGAGCAGGACTCGAACGCCGAAGAGGCCAAGAGCAACGGGTTCGAGGAGGCCATCGGCGGGGGCTTTGGTGCATGGCGCCTGCGCGCGGAGTATGAGGACGACGACGACCCCGAGGACGAGCGCCAGCGCGTGATCTTTGAGCCGATCAACGACGCTGACCAATGCGTGTTTTTCGATCTGGACTCCAAGCGTCAGGACAAGTCAGACGCGCGCCGCTGCTACGTCATCACGCCCATGACCCGCTCGGCCTATGTCGAAGAATGGGGCGATGACCCAAGCTCATGGCCGGCCGATCTGTCCGATTCGTGGGGTAAGTTCAAGTGGCTCACGCCCGATTTCGTCTACGTGGCCGAGGTCTATCGGGTCGAAGAAAATAAGCAGTGGACCTACGTCTATCGCACGCTGGCCGGCGATGAAGAGTCCTACACCGACAAGGACTTCGAGGACGACGAAACTCTCGAAGAGACACTGCAAGCCACTGGCGCGCGTGAGATCCGCCGCAAGCGCACCAAGTCGCGCAAGGTGCGCAAGCTGATCATGTCCGGATCGAAAGTGCTGGAGGACTGCGGCCACATCGTTGGGCAGAACATCCCCATCGTGCCGATCTACGGTAAGCGCTGGTTTGTGGGTGGCGTCGAGCGCGTCGCCGGCCACGTCCGCTACGCCAAAGACCCGCAGCGCCTGGCCAACATGCTGCGATCCAAGGTGGCCGAGATCGCTGCGTTCTCAAGCGTAGAAAAGCCCATCTTCGCGCCCGAGCAGATCACGCCTGACGTGGCGCAGATGTGGGGCGATGATAACGTCAAGGACTACCCGTATCTGTTGGCGCACCCACTGCGTGATCTAAACGGCAACCCCATGCAAATGGGGCCGACCGGCTACACCCGCTCGCCGCAGATCCCGCCCGCTGTGGCCGCGCTCATGCAGGTGAGTGAAAAAGACCTGTCCGACGTTCTGGGCAACCAGCAAGCGGGCGAGCAGGTGGTGTCCAACATCTCCGGCAAGGCCGTGGAGATGATCCAGGACAAGCTCGACATGCAGAGCTACATCTACCTTAGCAACCGCGCCCGGGCGGAAAAGCGCAGCGGCGAGATCTGGCTGTCCATGGCCCGTGAGCTGTACGCGCAGAAGGGCCGCACCATGCGCGGCATTGCCAAGGATGGCAACGTGCAGCCCGTCGAACTCATGCGCCCGGTGATGGACAAAGAGCAGGGGCAGATCCTGGAGAACGACATCAGCTCGGCCAATTTCCAGATCGCCACCGAAGTAGGCCCTACGTCCAAAACCATGAAGCGCGGCATTGTGCGTGACCTGACCGCGATCAGCGCCACGACCACCGACCCCGAAACCCGTGCCGTGATTGAATCGCTGATCATCATGAACATGGATGGCGAGGGTATGTCTGACGTTAACAAGTGGGCACGTCAGCGCCTGGTGAAAATGGGCGCGCTTCAGCCGACCGAGGAAGAAGCGCAACAGATGGCCGAAGCTCAAGCAAATGCCAAGCCGGATGCCAATCAGCAGTATCTGGAGGCCGCCGCACAGGAAGCCCAGGCCAAGGCAGTCAAAGCCGCCGCTGACACCGATCTGACCAAGGCCAAGACGCTGGAAACGCTGGCCAATGTGGATGCTGCAAATACGGATCAGGCATTGGCCGTGCTTGATAGAATTTCACCGACGCCCACGGATGTGAGCGTTGTCGCAGTGCCCGAGAATCCGCCGGGGCTGTGAAAGCGGCACCTCCCGCCGCCCAACGGGAGAGACTGAAGGCCACTGAATGAGCACCGAAGACCAAACCATCAACACCGAGGTCATCAACACCGAGCCCGTGGCGGAGTTGATGCGGGTGAATGAAAAAGATCTATCCGATGTTGTCGGCGAACCGCCGCCCGAAGACGAAACCCCCGAGGTTGTCGCCCGAATTGAAGGCGAAACCGAGGAAGATGACGAGCAAGACAACCCGAATGACCGGGAATGGGTTCGCAATCTGCGCCGCCAGCAACGCGAACTCAAGCGCGAGAACCGCGAACTCAAGCAAAAGCTGTCAACGCCGGCCGGTGATCCGTCTTTGCCGCCGTTGGGATCAAAACCGACGCTGCAATCGTGCGGCTACGATGACGAAAAGCTCGACCGTGAGCTGGATGCGTGGTACGCCAACAAGAACAAGCACGAAACCGCCAAGAAGACTGCTGAAGAGCGAGAAAAGACCGAGCGTGAGGCGTGGCAATCGCGCCTGAGCACCTATGAATCGCTCAAATCCGAACTGCCCCAGGACGCTTACGAGGAATCCGAAGCCCTGGTGCAAGAGCACATGAGCGTGACCCAACAATCCATCATCATCAAGGGCGCGCGAAACCCTGCCGAGCTGGTGTTTGCGCTGGGCCAGAACCCCAGCACGCTCAAGCGACTGGCGGCCATCAAAGACCCGGTGGAATTCGCATTCGCCGCAGGAGAGATCATGTCCAAAGCCAAGATTGAACGCACCGCCAAAACCATCCCGGCCCCCGACCGCGTGGTCAAATCTGGTGGCAAAACACCGGCCATGACCAGCACCCGATTGGATGACCTGCGCGCCAAGGCTGAGAAGTCCGGCGACTTCACCGAATACTTTGCCGCCAAGCGCGCCGCCAAGTAACTAGATTGCGGCTTGATTTTGTGGTGTAATTGAGTTACGCGGATTCGTCCACCCACGGACAGTCAAAAATCAGGCCGCCGTCCAGCCTATGGATGAGTAGATCGGGGTCAAACCCTTTTTGTTCATACCCATCCATAGGAGCTAAAAATGGCAAACCAGCTTGCAAAAGACCTTGAACTGATGTTCGAGGAGTTCGTCGAAGGCTACGATTCGGCATGTGTCATGTCGATGGAAGCCGACAAGACCTTCCCCGCCCCCCAGGCCATGCAGCGCGCCGGCGACACGTTCTACGTGAAGCAGGACTACATGGTGTCCGTGACCACCGGCCTGGACATCTCCGGCGCCACCCCCACCGATCTGGTGGAACGGTTCGTGCCGATCACCTACCGCTCGCCTGACAACGTGCTGGTGACCCTGGACGCCAAGGAAATGCGCGACCCGGATCACAAGTCCAAGTCTGGCAAGGCCGCATCGTTGCGCCTGTCGGCTGAGATCGACAAGAACATCATGACCACCGTCGCCGCCCGCGCCGGTATCGTGATCAAGAAGGTCGGCGCCTTCGCTTGGGATGACGCCGCTCTGGCTGACGCCCTGATGACCTCGCGCGGCATCGCTGCCGGCCGTGAGAAAAAGCTGTTCCTGAACCCTTTCGATCACCTCGCCGCGGCCAAGGACCTGGGCAACCGCGCATATCTGGGTGACCTGTCGAAGTCGGCCCTGGAACGCGCTCGCGTGCCTGACATCGGTGGCTTCACCACCTACCGCACCGACAACGTGGCGAACCTGACCACCGTGGGCACCGTGACCGGCACCACCATCAACGGCGCTCAGTCGTTCACTCCCGCGTCCATGACGGGTGACGTGCCGACCGACAACCGTCAGATGGTGCTGAACGTCTCGGGCGCCAACATCGCCAACATCAAGGCCGGTGACTCGTTCACCATCGCCAACGTGAACGCGGTGCACCAGATCGACAAGAGCGACACCGGTCAGTCCATGACCTTCCGCGTGCTGTCTGTCGCTGGTGGCGGTGCGAACCTGACCGTGACCCCGGCTCTGATCGCCTCTGGCCCGTACCAGAACGTCAGCGCTTCGGCTGCTGGCGGCGCTGCCGTGACCTTCCTGAACACTGCGACCAAGCCGGTCAACGCGTTCTGGAGCCAAGGCGCTGTGTCGCTGGACTATGGCCGCTTGGCGTTCCCCACCGGAGAAGGCCCCCAGGTGATGACTGCCACGACCAAGCAGGGCGTTCCCCTGATCATGTCGTACAGCTTCAACCACCTGACCGGCAAGACCACCTGCCGCTTCACCACGCTGTATGCGACGGCGGTTCGCTCGCCTGAGCACTGCGGCATCATCGTTGCCAACCAGGTCTAACGACCGCTTGACGGGGGCTTCGGCCCCCGTTTTTTGGAGCCCCCATGCAAATGCTCTACAAGGCCCCCGGGCCTCATTTCTGTGACGGATCGATGGTCGATTACGTTGTTGTGCCGCTGGACATGGTGGATGAGACCATCGCCCTTGGCTGGTTTGCCACGATCCCCGAAGCGCTGGCTGCCGCCGCTGAACCTGATGACGTGCCGGCAGATGACGCCCCGGTGACGCGCGCCGAACTGGAAGCCAAGGCCACCGAGCTGGGCATTAAGTTCGACGGCCGCACCACGGATGCCAAACTGCTGGCCAAGATTGACGAAGCCCTGAAGGGTTGATGACCATGTGGACCAAGCGCGAATTGATCCTGCAAGCCTTTGATGAGCTGGGCCTTTCCGCTTCGGTCTATGACCTGCCGGCCGAGTCGCTGGAGTCCGCACGGCGCCGCCTTGACACCATGATGGCGTCCTTGGCTGCACGCGGCATCAAGCTGGGCTATGCGATGCCGAGCACGGCAGATGGCTCAGACATCGACGACCCAAGCGGCCTGCATGACCTGGCGCTGGAAGCCGTTTACACGTCGCTTGCGGTGCTGATCGCCCCGAGCTATGGCAAGGTTGTCTCCGAGACCACCAAGGCGCGTGCGCGCGAAGCCATGAGTGCCTTGCAAGTGCGCGCAGCGATGCCGCCTCAGATGCAAATGCCGGGCACCATGCCTGCCGGTGCGGGCAACCTGGGCGCGCAGCCTTTCCTTGTGTCTCCTACCGATCCGTTGCGCGATGGCACGGGCAACGAACTGAACTTTGAGTGAGCACACACCATGAATATCAATGAACTCAACAGCACCGACACCATCACGGCGGGCGATCAGTTCGCGGTGTGGGTCACCGCCAATGGCGATACGCGCAAGGTGTCGCTGTCTGTGCTCAAGGCGGCCATCAACGATGGCGACACCGTGGCCGATGACAAGGTGACGGTCTACGCCGCCCCGAGCGCAACGGGCTTCACGGTCACACTGCCGGACAATGGCGAAAGCGCGTGGCTGGTGCTCACCCCTGCCGCTGGCTACGCCGCCGGCACCATTGTTTTGCCCAGCGTGGCGCAGGCGGTGGAAAAGCAGGAGCTGCTTGTGAACTGCACGCAGTCCGTCACCACGCTGACCGTCAACG